TCTTTGAGGAACTTTCTCGTCTTTGCAGTTAAAGCTTCCTCGCTTCGAGCTTTCCAAGGGATCACTTTTTCTTTGCATCCTATGGGGAAATCTTTATAATCATATGTGGGTATTGATTAGCTATCGCTAATAAACCCTAGTGACTGGTAGGCTAGTCCGTCTCGAACGGTAAAGGTCTGGTTTCCAGCATGAAATTCCCCTCTCGGCAAACACCGAGGGGACGGAACTACAAATTCATCTACTCTCAATAAAGGATTAATATCATGACTTCCACTAATTCTGAAAACTTCGTCCTGGTGCGTCTTTTCTCCGGCAATGAAAAGCTTGGCTTACATTCAACCGGAGAGTACGGCATCAAGATTTGGTTTAAGACTGACAAGGAAACCAAGGCCAAGAAGCCGGATTACTTCGTGCTTCTCCCTGCCCTGTCAGTGACCATTGAGCCTGCTAATCTCCGCGATGCAATCCAAGACTACATTCGGTCGATGCAAAAGAGCATAGTTACCAATGCCATTCTGGAGCAGCATGAAAAGGGCAATACGGCATCTTTCCAAATGCCGATCATTAGCCTTTCTTCCGATGCTATCGCTGAGTACGCCAGGGCGTCTGAACGTGGCGAGCGTCTAAACGCTGACCAGATCAAGGCTTGGGTTTCCGATAATCTGGAAACCTCCTTATTCACAAGCCTTGCATCTCGCTTGTTTGGCGCTACCAGTGCGGACGCTATCGACAAGCTAAACGATGACCAAACCACCACACTTTCCCAGAAAGTTAATGGTTTCATCGCAGCGTATAGTTCACTCGCAGCGCCTAATCCGAAAGTCAACCTGGCGACTCTGACCAGTATGAAAAACGGACTAGCCCTTGCATCGGATGAAACCAAGCAAGAGCGCGTCTATGAGTTCCTCACTGGTAAGGTAACGCGCCTAATCGAACAGGCAACCAAGCCTGTCGAGGACCTCGGACTGTAATCAACTGGTCTGACAGATCGCTACCACCTAAGCATGGGTGTTTGTTAAATCCCTCATCGGACTAACAAACATCCATGCTTCTTTTTTACCTACATCCAACTACATACGCAGTAAGTTTAGGGTAACTGCAATCCTTCTGAGCGCAGATCGCAGCCAACAAAGCAAGCCAGCAAGCGGAACAACTGCCATACCGATAACCTACCAGCGAGTAGAAATGTTTTGAGGAGGGGGATAGAGCCTTTTTGAAGCAGCTTTATCTCTATTTCCTTTAACAACCCCGATAATTTTCTAAATTTTTTACCTTATTACCAGCTAACTGAAACTTCTCTATTCTTGTTTACAGAAGGTAGAAAGGATCTCTGGTAGCTTCCCCATGAGGAATGGTTTATGTATAGAGTATAGAAACTCTAAGAGCGGCTTCCTTACTAAGGAGTTTTTCATGCTTAAGAAACTTCTCGTCGCTTCAGCATTAGTTAGTAGCTTATTTGCTGCTAATGCAGAAGCGCAATATGCAGGTGTAGTGCCAGGAGCCAGTGATTTTGTTTATGACAAAGCTTCTGGTAGCTGGTATTCAATGTTAGGAGCTGTTGGCGCTCCTGGCGTCATTGCTGATAACTTTGAAGGCACAAAGGCAACTTACAGCGCATCTTTCCAAGCTGTTACTGTTGCTGCAGCTGCTACTGACATCTTCGTCATTCAAGGATCAGCTACTAAAACGCTTCGTGTGAATCACGTGGAAGTTAGCTGCACAGCTTCTACTGCTGCTAACTATAATGCATCTTTGGTAGTGCGTAGCGCTGCTAACACTGGAGGTACATCTACTGGTGTTAACAAAGTGCCTCACGACTCTACTGATGTTGCAGCCACTAGCAACAGCGTTGCGTACTACACAGCTAACCCATCTGGTTTGGGAACATTAGTAGGTATCGTGCGTACTGCTCAGCTTTATGCTGCTAACGCTGGTACTATGGTGAACACTCTGTGGGACTTTGGTATTCGCAATGATAAGAACATTGTTCTGCGTGGTATTGCTCAGAACCTCGCCATTAATCTTAATGGTGTGACACTTACCGGAGGTGTTTGTTCCGGTGGCGTTGAATGGACAGAGGAGTAAACAAATGGCTGGTAATAATGTTTATATGGACACTGTTGGCAATTACTATACTGCCAATTCTCCGACCAATCCGAACGATTGCTTGATTCCCTATCCGCGCCCCGAGCTAGTAACGGCTTTGAATGCGGTCGGTACTCACATTGATCAGGATACCATCGCTGGTATAGTTGATCCGCAGGTTGTTGCTAATAATCCCAACAACCCTCAGGATGCTCAAGGCGCGTAAGAAATAAGAGAAGGATCACAGTCATGGCAATCTCAAAAGACCAAATCAGAGACCTGCTGGGCAGCGGACTTAGTAACGACATTGTTGCTACGGCTGTTGGCTGTGATCCTTCTTACATTTCTCAACTTCTATCCGATCCAGAGTTTGCTGATGCGGTAACAACTCTACGTATGCAATCTCTAACAGCAGCTAATAAGCGCGATGCCACAGTAGATGGCATTGAAGATAAGATACTAAAAAGACTGGATGATGCAGTGTCATCTAATCTCATTTACAAACCACAAGATTTGTTGAGAGCTTTTCAAGTAGTGAATGCCGCAAAACGTCGTGGTGTTCCTGCACATGAGAACGTCACAATAAACAATAAGATAGTGAACCTTAACATTCCTACGAAGGTCATCCAGAACTTTACAATAGATGCCCGTGGGGAAGTTGTGGAAGTAGAAGGTCAGACAATGGTAACGATGCCAGCACATCAGTTACTAAATTCACTAGCCTCGGAGAAGGGCAATGATGGTGACAAATATCGAAAAGTTGCAGCCTACCTCCCAGGAGCAGGCGCTATCACAAGCGGATCAAGTGGCTTCAGTGAATAAGACTTCTATTCACAAGAAGAAAGATGCAGAAGATGCTAAGGCTATTTTGCTAGGGCTGAAACTGCACTTTACTACTGGAGGCCGCTAATGGCTACTAGAGACTCTTACTCAGATACCTCAGCTTATAAGTCCCGTATTGACCACACTGATCGTGGCACAGTGCATTGGGAAAATAAGCTGGGTATGGCTGATGATAATCCTATTCCACAAAAGGACTTACTTGATAAGCAAGCGGAAGGCACGGAAGATGCTTCCTTCGACTCAGACCAAATTATCACTATCGCTCGTGATAATCTTAATATGCTCGCTGGCTTGGCGATGCCTACTGTATTTGAATATATGTTTCCTCCTGTGCTTTTGGCTGCCTGGCAACTACTGTGCCAACTGGTGGAGCGTACTCATGACTTTTCTAAAGTTGCATTAGGTATTCCGCGTGGCCACGGTAAGACCACGTTAATCAAGCTTTTTATTCTATTCGTTATTCTCTTTACCAAGAAGCAATTCATCCTTATTATTTCTGACACTGAACAGAAAGCTGTTAATATCATAGCTGACGTCATTGATATGCTCAGTGAGCAAAACATCATCAAGTTATTCGGCAACTGGTCACTTGGCGTTGAGATGAATACGCAGCAAATTAAGAAGTTTGGTTTCCGTGGAAGAAACATTATCATCGTTGGCATCGGTGCTGGTGGATCGCTGCGCGGCTTGAATCTTAAGAATGCGCGCCCGGATGTTATGATCTTCGATGACGTACAATCTAAGGAGTGTTCAGAAAGCCAACTGCAAAGCGACACACTTGAGCGTTGGTTAGTAGGAACCGCGATGAAAGCCAAAAGCCCAAAAGGCTGTCTTTACATCTACGCTGGTAATATGTTCCCTGGTAACAACTGTATCCTTAAGAAATTCAAAACCAATCCATCTTGGGTAAAGTTTATCTCTGGTGCTATTCTTGCTAATGGCCAAGCATTGTGGCCAGAACTGCATCCATTAGACGCCCTCAAGCAAGAGTTCGATAATGACATTGCAATGGGCCATCCTGAAATATTTTTATCAGAAGTTATGAATGATACGGAAGTTGGTGTTAACAAGCGCATCGACTTAAGTGCCCTTAAACCTTGGCCTTTTACTGATGACGATCGCCCACAGGGAAGATTCATACTTATCGACCCTGCTACTGGCAAGATCGGTAAAGACCTTGTTGCCATTGGCTACTGCGAGGTATATGATGAAAAACCTGGTCTTGTTGAAATTGTTGAAGAGCCCCTTTCTCCAGGGAACACTATACGGCGCGCTTTGTTACTTGGGCTACGCAACAACTGTCGCTGTATCATCGTTGAATCAACTGCTTATCAAAGTACTCTCCTTTATTGGTTTGGTGTGATCTCCGAACAACTAGGAATAACAGGGTTTCAATTCCTAGAGGTTTATGGGAATCAATATTCTAAAAATACCAGAATATCAGACGCACTTAAGGAACTTGCGGCTGGAGATATTCTGTTGCATCCGTCAGTTCGCAGTCATGTTACTAACCAGATTGTGAACTGGAATCCAATGAAACGCGACAATGTGGATGGCATATTAGATCTTCTAGGATACATGACTAAATGTATGGAACTGCACGGTCCCCTGATGACCTCAGATGAGTACATGAATATCTTAGATGTAAATTCTGCCAGTGTTGTCGATGACAACTTACCTTTCTAGAGGAACACAAAATGGCTGGAGCACAACAGTTTCGTCTTAAGCAAGACCAAGAGCAGGCTATTATCAAATATGCTGAGAAAGCCCAACAACTGCTTATCAATCAATTTTCCATGCGTTCCAACATGGAAATCATTGACCGTTATTTCAATCGTGAGGTCGATTGGACTGATGAGAATATCCGCGCGAAACTTGCTAATCGCATCGGCGATAAGAGGAAACTCCAAGATGTCGTGGTTCCTATTGTTATGCCACAGGTGGAATCTGCCTTGGGGTATTTCACTAATGTGTTCCTTACTGGCTATCCTACTTTCGGTGTCGCTGCTGATCCAGCCACAGAAGATGCTGCCTTGCAGATGGAAACTATCATTGCGGAAAATAGCATTACAGCTGGCTGGTCTAGGCAGTTGATGTTATTCTTCCGTGATGGGCTGAAGTACAACTTACACGGTATTGAGTGCGAGTGGCAGCAGAAGAAAGTCTATGACATTAAGACAGATCTTACTGCTGAGAATAACGCGAAGCCAGTTCAGACTCTCTGGAACGGCAACGTATTAAAGCGTATGGATCTCTATAATACCTTCTTCGATCCGCGTGTGCATCCTAGTGAGATCCACAGCGAAGGTGAGTTTGCAGGTTACATTGAACTGTACTCCCGCGTGAAGATGAAGAAGTTTATCAATGAGTTGTTCGGAAGCATTCCTGCTAGCACTGCTATGCGGGCTTTTGAAAGTGGTCCTACTCCTACTGCTTCTGGTAACAACACCAATCCCTTCGGCTATTATGTTCCCATCGTGAATCCGTGGCCACTGATGCAGCGTACAGCTACACAAGGCTTCGATTGGATGAGCTGGGCTACTAACAGCACTGACACACTTGCTAAGGGACTGCGCTATCAGAACGTCTATTGCGTAATGAAGCTGTATGCTCGCATTATTCCTGCTGATTTCGGATTGAATGTTCCTGAAGAAAATACTCCGCAAGTATGGAAGTTCATCATCGTCAACGGCAATGTTGTTCTATTCGCAGAGAGGCAATCAAATGCTCACAACTTCATTCCTATCTTCTTTGGCCAACCGCTTGAAGATGGACTTGATTACCAGACAAAGAGTTTTGCTCAGAATGTCATGGATATGCAAGACGTTGCTTCTACTATGTGGAATGGCTATATTGCATCTAAGCGACGCCTTGTTGGGGACCGTGTATTATACGATCCTCTGCGTATTCGAGAAAAAGATATTAATAGTACTAACCCTGCAGCTAAAATCCCAGTCAGGCCTGTCGCATATGGAAAGCCAGTTGGAGAGGCAGTATATCAATTTCCTTTTCGAGACGAGCAAACTAATTCACTGATCGAAGGCTCGGAAGCAGTAACGCGCTTTGCTGATAAGATCAATAATCAGAACGCTGCTCAACAGGGCCAGTTCGTTAAGGGTAATAAGACGCTTCATGAGTACGAAGATGTCATGGGTCACGGTAACAGTCACAATCAGTGCATGGCGTTGATGACAGAAGCGCAGGTGTTCACTCCTCTTAAAGAAACTATCAAACTTAACATCCTGCAATATCAAGGTCCTGATGTACTGTTCAACCGCGATCAGAATCAACAAGTCACCATCAAGCCAGATGACTTGCGGAAAGCTGCTGTTCATTTTAAGATGAGCGATGGCATGTTGCCAGAAGATAAGCAGCTGAGCACAGATGAGTTCCAGACTGCGCTGCAAGTTCTTGGTAGCTCTCCGCAGCTCTCTGGTGGTTTCAACATGAACCAGCTTATTACTTACATGTTCAAATTGCGAGGTGCTGATCTGGCGCCGTTTGCTAAGTCCCAGCTGCAAATCCAATTTGAACAGATGCAGGCACAGTGGCAACAAGTCGCAATGGAAGCTGTTAAGAAAGGTGTGCAGCCTCCTCCGCAACCTCAGATGCCACCGCAGCTTCAGCAACAACTTCAGCAACAGGCTGGACCAACTCCCAGCCAAACCTCTACAGCACTAGAGGGAACACAAGGAGGCAATACTAATGTCCCGCAAAACAGTTAACTTATTTTCTACTTTTGAATTTTCTGAGCAAGAAGCAGCACTTGCTCAGAATCTACCGGATCTGAATACTCAGTTTATCCAGACGGAACTAGCGGCAGTTGCTACTAAGAAAGTCTTGATACCCTTTGACCCGGAGAACCCACTCAAGTTTCAGATGGAGCACGAGTACTATCGTGGACAGATAGAGATACTCAGTTTCCTTCTTAATATGAGTGATGCTGCTAAAGAAGAAGCAATTGCAAACCTACAGGCTTCCATGGAAGCGCAACAATCGGAGTAACTAAAATGTCTATCATGGATTTATTCAAGAAGGGTTCCACCGCTGCTAAGGATGCAGGTATTGTTCCTAATGATCCGTCAGCTGGCAATCCTACTGCTCCTGGTGGCTCTAGCGTAGTTCCTGATGGAACTGGTCCTAAGGCATTTGGAAATGCTGCTGGAGCAGATGAATCCCCACTGGATGGTTTTAAGGATCTGTGGAAAAATGCTGATACTGACGCAAAAGCACCGGCTGATTTCGTTCCTTCAATGACGATTGATGGCAAGAAGCTAATGAATGCAGCATCTCAGATAGATTTCTCGAAAGTCTTAAACGCAGATGTTGTTGGTAAAGCGCTTCAAGGTGACAGTGCTAGTTTCGCGCAAGCACTTAATTCTGTCTCACAGGCAGTATTTGCTCAGGCAACAGCGACCAACGCTAAAGTTCTCGAAGACGCGCTTAGAAAGCAGGCAGATTCATTTAAGAATGATTATCTACCTGAAGTTCTTCGTAGAGAACGAGTTGGCAATGCCCTTCGCGAAAATAATCCTCTACTAGAAGATCCTTCCATTGCTCCTGTTTTCTCTATGATTCAGGAACAGCTTACCAAGAAGTTCCCAATGGCCTCTGCTGCTGAAATCAAAAGCAAGGCTACTGATTACTTCAATGGTATGGCAGGAAAGATTGCTGGCTCTCAGGGAAAACAGTTAGCTGATGTTCCTAAGCCGTCTGCTGGTTCAGATTATGACTGGGGCGCGTTCTTCGATGGTAACTCGTAACCTGTTAGTAACCCACTCTTATAGGAGTATTTAAAATGCCTATGGTACGTCCGTCTGTTTACTCTCCTGACCAGGTCCTGGAGCGTCGTCTGGCTCCCGGAGACATTGTTGCTGGTGGCGAATCGCTGCTTACTGGTACTATCACCACTGTTGGTTCTGGTACTTGGACCGCAGCTGCTATTGCTACTGGTATCATCTATCGTACCGGTCCTACTGGTGCGTTCACTGATACCACTGATACTGCTCAGAACATTATCAGCGCGCTGGCTGGTAACGGCTGGTCCGCTGACTACCTGAAAGGTACTACCTTCCGCTTGACGTTTGTCAACACTGTTGCTTTTGCTCATACGTTTGCGGGTGGTACTGGCATTCTTACTGGCTCGGGCGTTGTTAACGCTGCTGCCTCCACGTGGCGTGAATACCTTGTTACTATTCTGTCGGCTTTTCCGACGAATATTTTCATGGCTAACACCACCAACTCGTCGGCAGTTGTTACTTTCTCGCTGCCGCTTAACATCACCTCGATTCCGTTCCTCGGTAGTAATGGTCTGCTGGGTGATATTCCTGGTGATCTGGTTGGTGCGACTGTTACTGGAACCGGTATCAATGCTGGTACTACCGTTATCGGTGTTACCCAAGGCATTGGTGGCGTCATTGGTATCACGTTGTCTGCCGCCGCTACTGCCACCAATACTAACGTCGCGCTGACTTTTGGCCCGACCGTTAAGATTGATGGTCTGCGCAGCGGCACGCTGTAAGTTCTGAGTGATCAGAATCAGAAGAATCTAATAGGAGAATAAAATGAGCGTAGGAATTTTTAACTCTGCTTTGTTCACTCAGGATCTTGCGCGTAAGTCGTTCGCTGGAATGATTACTCGCCTGATGCCAAATGGTATGGCCACTCTGTTCGGTCTTACCAGCATGTTGAGCAGCGAAACTGCTCTGCAGACTGAACACGGCTTCTTCACCAAGACCATGTTGTTCCCACAGGCTACTCTGAGCGCTGCTGGCCAAGCTGTTGGTGACACCATTTTCACTGTTACAAGCACCAACAACCTGCTGCCTGGCATGTTGATGCGTGTTGATAGCACAGGTGAAAATCTTATCATCAATGCTATTGTCAGCACCACTCAGATTGCTGTTCAGCGCGCTGTTGGTAGCGTGGCTGCGCAGGCAATTGCGGCTTCCATCAACCTTTACCAAGTAGGTACGGCGTTCGAAGAATCTTCGCTGCGTCCGAATGCCCTGGCTATTAACCCGGTTCGCGTTACTAACCTGACGCAGATCTTCCGTAATACCTGGGCTATCTCCGACACGGTTCGTGCTACTCAGATGATTGCTGGTGAAACCAACATCGCTGAGAACCGCACTGACTGCGCTGCTTTCCATGCTGCTGATATTGAGAAGGGTCTCTTCTTCGGTCAGAAGTATGCTGGCACGCGTAATGGTCAGCCGTTCCGCACGATGGATGGTATCTATTCGATCGTCTCGAATATTGCTTACTATCCGCCGTCGTACGCTTCGCCCAACGTGACTGTTGCTGGTTCTACCACCAACTACACTCAGTTCGAAGCTGCTTTCGACCCGATCTTCAATCAGGCTACTGATCCGAAGGTTGCTAACGAGCGTGTTCTGTTCGTTGGTGGTACTGCCAAGAAGGTTATCAATAACATTGGTCGCCTGAATGGTACTTACTACATGGTTGATGGCCAGACTGATTGGGGTCTGCAGTTCTCGACTATTAAGATCGCTCGTGGTACGTTCCGTGTTATTGAACACCCGCTGTTCAACACGAACTCCTCGTGGTCGAAGCTGGCTATTGCTGTTGATCTGTCCAGCTTCTCGCTGGCTTATCTGGGCGATCGCAAGACTCAGAACAAGGAATTCAACATGGATGGTACTGAGGCTCCGGACAATGGCATTGATGCTGTTGGCGGAACTCTTACCACTGAGTTGACCACGGTCATTAAGAACCCGCCTGCCTTCGGCATTATGACTAACCTCACTGCCGCTGCTGCTGGCTAACCGGTGCTGCCGTTAGCTTCTTAGCTATCGGAAACCTACCCCTCTAGCTTGCTAATAACTTGCTAGAGGGGGATTTTTCAGGAGATAGAAATGGCACTTACAGTCCGGGTTCCTAATGCAGTATCCTCAATCACCCTGGCTACCAGTGGTGTTTTGACTCCTGTTAATGGCATCATTACTGTTACCACAGCGGCTGAACAAACTGCCTTGTGTTATCCGTACAGTACTCCGATCATTGTTACGAGCAATCCTAGCAATGGTCAGTGCACTCTGCGGTTCCCCAGCGTGGTTACTTCAATCACTGTTAACAGCAATGTGTACTCTGTTACTAATGGTGTCTCCGCAGCCATGAGTGCAGTTGACGTTACTGCGGTACTTACCGGGTGTAACTTTCTCACACCGTTCGATCTTGTCACTGGTGTGTAATAAGTTTCCACCTCAACCCATAGCACCAAAACAAAGGAAGTAAAAATGGATCCGAATCTTCTGCCTCCGGGCGCTTCAAGCCAAGTTACCCAAATTGCCCATATCACGGCTCCTATGAGCAATGAAGAGGGCGCAGTTACTAAGTACTATATTTGCACAATCTCGTTTGCTTCGCTCCATCGCTACGATGGTAAGAAGTTGCCGTTCGTGCACGGTTTCCTGGAGACTTCTATCAAGACGGATATTGAGTATCTTGATAAGGAAATCTCTGAAGGCAACGTCTATCTGCGCTACGCTACTGACGAAGAAATTCATGCATCTAAGATGCGTCGTGATCCGCGTGGCACCATTGCTAATGAAATCCGTGAACAGGTGGAGAGTGAAATCTCGGCTCACTATGATGCTGAGATTAAGGCGCTTCAGGATGCTCTTGCCAGCATTGAAACATCTTCGGATGAACAAAAGCTGGCTGGTATCGACTCAGCGCGCGCTCGTATTGACGCCCTTAAAGCTAAAGGAAAAGTTCATAAGAGTGGAACTGCTACTGTTATCATGGAGTCTGTTCCTGCCCCGCTTAAGGGTATCGTGAACAGCGGCAATCTTGCTGGTGCAGAGACTGGTTCTACCAGTGGCATGTCGGTTGAATAAAACTATTTAAGGGGCGATTGGTCATGGCTACTACTATTGCAAATCTTGCTGCGTTGGTATACGTCGAGACCAATCGCCCTGATTTAATCTCAGAAACCTACAATGCAGTTCTTGCATCTATTACTAAGATGCACTGCTTGGATTATTTTCCACGAGATATTGTAACATCGAAAATTGTATTTGATTCAAGTGCATATATTCAGGAGTTGGATACTACCATTCTTCCTCGCTGGAGAGCATGGAAAGCTATCCGTAAGTGGGACCCTACGTATATTAATTACCAGTCGAACCCAAATAACTCCTTGCCACTTATTAGTAACTCTCTAGGATTTTCTGCCAATCCCAGTCAGGCGTTGGCATTTTTCAATATGATTGATCTGGATGATATTCTGGATGGCTATGAAACAGAGAAAGTGAATGTCTGTTATCAAGCTGGAACTACTCTTTACATGAAAAGTTCCACTACTTTCCAACAGGCATTTGCATTCTTCTATCAGTACCCCAACTTGGATCCAACCAATTCCTATGCGAATTTCTCAAGTTGGATCGCTGATAACCATCCTTATACAATTGTGTATGATGCAGCTTCAGCAGTTCTGCAGAAAATCGGTATGACTGATGCGGCTCGCAAGTACGACAATCCCACCAACGGTCTTGTTAAAGATCAAATGGAAGCGCTAGTGAAGACTGGCCTCCTCGCGAAAGGGTACTAAGAAATGGCTACTAATCCTACAACAGTTTGGACTACGTTAGCGCTGCCATACTATCCTACTGGCGCAGTGCCATTTGTCAATAGTGACGCAGCTACAATTAATATTGATGTACTTAATTTCTGGTGGAACCAGACTGCTGCACAGCTTAGTATCAAAACAAATGGCGATCAGACAGGTTCTGATAGCATTAACACTTATTATAACGTTGACACGTACTGGCCATGGCTAAGCACTACTGTTGCAGCAGGTGTTATGAATAATTCTAACACAGCTGGTTTTACGGTTTCTAGCAGTCGTGGAACAGGTAGCGCTCCTAGCTATTCTCTTACTGGAGATTTTATTGGTAAATTCTCCGCTTGGTCCTGGGTTGGCGCAACACCTGCTTGGACAGAAGTTAGCGGAATTAATAACTACGTCACCGGCGTTAATACCAGCAACCTAGGTGGTGAATTGCGGCTCTTCACTAAGGGCGACAACGGTGTGCAAGTTGAATGGGCTAAACTTACTAACGCTGGGCAATTTGCTCCAGTAGTGGCAGGTGCAACTTCTCTTGGCTATGCAGCGTTCGGATGGAAGCAACTTAATCTTGCTTACAATATCTCCGCCGTTGTTGGGTCTCAGACTCTCAATGTTCCTACTGGCTCTTTTAAGATTGCAGCTGGCAACAGCAGTGCCATAATTACTAATTCTTTAGTTACTGCCAACAGTATTGTATTGGCAGTACTTCAGACTAATGACACTACTGCTCTTTATGTGCGAAGCGTCATTCCAGCTGCAGGTAACTTCACTGTTAACTTAAGTGCCAATGCCACTGCTCAGGTTACTGTGGCGTTCCTAGTCGTTAACACTGACTCGTAGGAGTTTCATAAATGGCTTATACTCCTGATCCAACAAATGTTAATCAGCCTGATGATACCGTACTAGCTGAAAGCGCGACTGCTGAGTTCCGCGCTCTCAAGGCATATATCAAAGGGTTTATTACCACAGCTACTAGCACAACTTCAATGGCTCCTGCTACTGGTAATATATCTTTCACAACACAAACAGGTCTTACTTTTTATACTGGACAGTTCGTACAAGCAATAAGTGCTAGTGCTAACACTAACTGGATGTATGGACAGGTTGTAAGCTACAATACTAGCACCGGTGCGTTAGTAATTAATGTGGTTAGCACCAATGGTTCTGCTACGAAATCAGATTGGACTATTGGACCGTCTGGTATTCAAGGACCTGCAGGTGTTGGAACTGGAGCAGTTAGTATAGGAGTTTCTGGTGATATAGCTGTGTATGCGGGCGCTGGTAATACGCTCGGAGATAGCGGAGTTGCTATCAGTACTGATGGAACTTTTGCTGCTAACAGCAATGCGCTAATTCCTACTCAACAAGCTATTAAAACTTATCTTAGTGCGGCCGCCGTTGGTATCGAAAGTCCGGTTAGGCAAACTGTTTTATCGGGTGATAGCAGCAGCGGCACCCCAAACTGGTTAACTACTGGATCGGGGTTGACCCCGGCATATACCGCTACTGCACCTCTCGTGATTACCTATGCCTGCGGATTTGGCATCAGTGGCGCGGTTGACAAAGTTTCGGTTATTTCGGCTGGCGGTAGCACGGCGGCATGCTCGGCCAACACCCTGTCCTACATCCTGGCGACCTACGCCTCGGCAACGTCCGTCACTTGGTCAACCACCATTGCGCCGCCACAATACACTCCCTATTACACACGCCCACAGATCAGCTACACTCTGAACAACACTGCACTGGATGACTTCGGGACAGCAGCACTAACTGGCATCCCGGGCTATAGCAATGCGTTCCCGGCTATCGCGTCCACATATTACGCCACGTTCAATGGATCGCAATACGTTGGCTCTGTAATTGTTCCGCTTGGCACCCTGGGGAATGGTGGCTGGACTGTGCGCCAGTGGTTCAAGATCAGCAGTCTGTCGAGCCAGAATGCGATCCTGTCGGTGCAGGGTTTGACGGGCTATGGTGTAAATGTTTTCGTCAACACATCTGGCAAGACCGTCCTCTACCTTTCATCTACTGGAACGTCAAACGACATAGCAAACGGCACGGTTGGCACGGCAACTATTTCCGCCGTCTCGATGGCTTCGTCTGGGGGCTGGCACTTCGCTGAATGCACCTACGATCCGGTTGCGGGTAAATATTATCTCTATATTGACGGAGTTGTTGATCAGACCGTCACAAGCAGTTCTAAAATCTGTTACGCTTATGCGCCTTATGTTGGCATTGCATCCGGGAATGGGTCGAGTTATTACCTCACTGGTGGCGCATGTGGGTTGGAAATATTCCCATACTGCTTACACCCTGCCGGTACGTCCTATTCAGTTCCAACCGCGCTCGGTTCATTTGCCATCGGCATTCCTATGGTGCCGTGGTTTGACACTGTAAACTACCAGTGGAAAACCCCGTCTTCTGCATCCGTCGTTTCTGGGAATAACCCGACTTTCACAGCCACTCAGACTGTCTGTGTGGGCGAAGCGACTGCTGGTGTCAGCACCATTTCCAGCGTGATCAGCTACGCCTACCAGGGGCAGTTCAATAGTGCGAACAATCCGATCACGTTTACGACCGGCACCGCCTACACCTGGAACCACAATATTGGCGTAAATCCAGACCAAATCCGGTTGGTCACATTGACGCGAACCGCTGCCACCGCCCCTTGGCTTGAAGGCGCGAACGCATACAACGGTAGCGCATGGTTCAACACGCAAGCAAACCTCAACCGCAACACCGCGCAGTTTTTAACGGGTGCGAGCGGCGTGATGGTCTACTCAGGCACCACTGCAACTTCGGGGCAAATTGCCCTCGTAGCAAAGAGGGCTTTCTAATGGGCTACTACATCAATCCAGAACTCGGCTACTATGAAGGTGACGCAATCCCCGGCGACGTGCCGGTTCCGCAACGGCCCGATGCGACCTACACTTGGGACGGGTCAGCATGGCAATCGACAGCTGAAACTCGTAATGCGCCATTCAAAGCGCAGATAGGAGATTTGGAAGCTCTTATTACTCAGCGCCGCTTAAGAGAAGCTGCACTAGGAATTGATAATGGATGGTTAGCTAATCTTAATAATCAGATAGCCACCATCCGGCTTAATATTGAAGCTCCTAGTGACTCTTCAACTCAGCTCGCAGCACTTACTACAACTCAGTTGAGTAGTATTACTACAACTGCTTTAGCGGCTATAACAACTACTCAATTAGCCGGGTTTACAACAACCCAATTAGCCGCACTTCGGTAGTTTGGAGTAATAACTATGGCTCATCAATGGGTACGAGTAAATCTCGGAGCAGCGCAGTTCCCGTTTGAAAGTGATCTGTGGGGCCGCTCTATTATCCTTCCTGGCTACGACATTAACTATGATCGTATCAGCCAAGCTGGTGACAAGCAACCTGATCGTGGCTTGCCGCAGGCGTACTACATGCATAATGTTGTGCCCACCACGCAAGGTTATCAAGCGGTTGCATATGATACTTTTCTTAAAGGTATTGCAAACGCAACCGATTTCGATCAAGCGTTTCAGCTTGAGTATACCTCTCCGTTGGTGAGTAAGATGCTATTCTCTCCAGCAGGCGGAAAGAATTACGTCTATGATCCGGCTGTTACTGTATGGCAGTCTGTAGCAGTTCTTGGTAATGCAGGTGCCTCACCAGCAGGGCCGCCCACTCAGACTTACAGTGCTACAGCAGCAACTTACGTTGATGAATCTTTCCAACTTCCTAACAGCACTACCATTGCTTCCTTAGGGGCATTCCTCACTACTGGCAACTCTGTTGCTATCCAGTTGTTTATAGTGCTGCAGAATTCTCCTGGCAACTATACAGTGGTAGCAAATGTCAGTGGCACACATACGGGCGGCGATTGGCAAGACTTTGCAGTTACTTACGCGGTACCTGCTAGTGGCAAGTATTTCATTGCTTGCTATCTCCCAGTTTCTGCTGTATTTAATTATAATACTAATCTTACTTCTGCCTCCGTTAATGGAGTTGCTGCCGGGACTCAAACATGGACTGAAACCACTTCAGGAAATACTCCTCCAGTTCGGGGTACAACTAACGTATCAACGATGACGGTTCCTCAGAACTCCATTGTCACTACTGCATTTGTCAACGGCATTACCTACATCTGCTATCAAGGCATTGGCGTTTACCGCTACGATTACACTAAGACTAAGCTGCAGTATGTGGCGCTGAATGGATTGAATCCTACTCAGGTTAAAGGTATCTGCAATGCCAATGGCTACATGATAGCGTGGACAGATACTACCGTTGTTTGGTCATCGACTACAAATCCTGAGGACTTCGTACCCTCTCTTACTACCGGAGCGGGCGGTGGAGCATTGCAGTTCGCTAAAGGAAAGGTACAGTTCTGCCTTCCTATTAGCGGAGGCTTCTTTGCTTACTGCGAACAGAACGTAGTCTCTGCTACATACAGTTCCAACATTCGCTATCCGTATGTGTTTGCTGAAGTTGCTGACTCCGGCGGTTGTATATCTCCTGAGCAAGTCTCATGGCAAGGTAACAACTCCAGTCACTACGCATGGACTACTAGCGGACTGCAGAATATCTCCAGAACTAAAGCAGACCAGGTATTCCCGGATGCCACTGACTGGTTGAGCGGACTTACTATGGAAGATTATGATGAGGTCAACATGGTGTTGAATCTCACATATCTTTCTTCTCCGCTTAATATCAAGGTCAATGTCATTGCTAACCGCTATGCTATCATCTCTTATGGTGTGACTGCCCCTGAGTTTACTCATGCGCTGGTGTATGACATTTCCCTCAAGCGGTGGGGAAAATTCAAAATAACGCATAGAGATGTTTTTGAATGGGAAGCACCTGCTCCTTATGGAGCTCTTAACTACGGCCAGCTTAGCGCGGTTGCTTACGGACAGTTGTCCAATACTACGTATGGCAACTTAGCTACTACTGGTGTTAACGGCGAGGAGTATCCGAGGAAGAACATTGCCTTCTTGCAGAAAGATGGAACAGTAAAAGTCGTTAATTTTGACCTCTCTCAGGCTAGTGCAAGCGGCGTTCTTATCGTCGGTAAGTTCCAGTTCTCTCGTGATAAGTATGTGACGCATCAACTTACTGATGTTGAAAATGTTATCTATGGGAACAACTTCAACTTCTATGTAGTCCCATCGCTAAATGGTAAAGATCTAATGACTCCTATTCCTGGTACTATACTTGATATAGGCCAGGAGATACGCAGATATGGCTGCCGTGCTACTGGCTTGAATATATCTCTGCTTTTTATGGGGTCGTTCAATCTCACCACTGTCATCTTTGACTTCACTGTAGCTGGAGATAGATAATGGTCGGGCAAGTTTATTACTCAAATGTAAACTTTCTAATACCACAGTCTCCTCCGTCTGATTTAAGCCCGGAGATTCAGTCCGCATTGCAGCAGGTTTACCTGTCAATGCAGCAGATGATCCGCACTTTCATTGATAACTGTGGTATTTCTTCTCAACCTCCTCAGCAATGGAGTAGTTTTGCTGGCAATCCCTCTACGGTGCTAAGACAGAATCTAGGTCGATTTTATGTCACTGCTAGTGAAGCCATTTCTTATGGTGCTATGGTTAATCTCTACAACAATGGCGGCACTATCAATGCCAGAAATGCTAATGCAACGGATAATACTAAGCCTGCTCATGGCTTCTGTAATGTTTCTGGTGGCATTAGCGCGGGTTCTACTGGTGAAGTCATACTGGGGTCTGGTGTTAATCAGATCAACGGACTTACTCCTGGGCAGATGTATTGGCTTGCTACTAGCAATGGACAATTAGTAGCATCGCGTCCATCGGCAGCAGGTAATATAGAACAGTTCTGTGGATTTGCTCTAAGCACCACTCAGCTATATATAAATGTTGGCGGGTACATTCAACACTAAGAGGGGTAAAATGGCAGAAGAACAAGAAAAACAGATGATGTTTACTTTCATTCCGGATGAGGCACCTACTTGCCAGAAACCTCAAGAATGTGAGTTACCTTCTTTGCAGCATCAGATCAAACTACTCTGGGAACGACATGATGATATGCATGACAGTCTGCAAGAGAATACTCGGATAACGCACGAAATTAAGAAAGACACAGAAGATTTGGTGACACTTCTGAAGAACGCTAAAGCTGGACTACGTGCAGTGAACATTATTGTTGCTGGGATCAAATGGTTAGCTGGTGTAGGTTTTGCTATAGTAACTTTGTACTATATACTAACTACTGGAAAGCCTCCTCCACATGATCCCTTGTAGCGTTGTAACTGATAAAAGGAGAAACTAAAATGGCATCTAATGTATCAAACCCAATAGCATTAAATGCAGCTGCTGGAGGAGTTTCTGCCCCTCTAATTGGCATTATTGCTTGGGTACTTTCCCTGTGGAATATCCAACTTCCTGCCGATGTAGCAGTATATATGACGGTGCTTTTGAGCGTTGGTGTTCATGCAATCGTTGTGTACATTAATGCTGAGAAGTCCGGTAATGACGGTGTTGCTGCAGTAGCAGCAGTTCTCGATCCAATTGGAACTCCTGTACCCTCTAACCAAGGAACTCCAAATGTACAATAAGCTAAAAGCAATCGCGGTAGCATTGACTCTTTCTGTGTCTGCGTGTGGTAGTGTTCCTGATACTGCTCAGGATATTGCTCTCTTGCAGATCACTTACACCGCTGCAGCTAATGCAGCTGCGACGTATCTTACTTCTGGTGCTCCGATCTCGGATACTACGAAGGCTGATATTCTCAAAGCTAATGAAGCCGCGCATAGTGCAGTTGCAGCAGCAGTCTCCTCATTGGCTGCTTGCCCTGTCGCTAACAACAAGTTCGATAGTAGCTGTGCTAATGGCGCCGCTGTTGTCGGAGCGTTCGATGCAGCTAAGAGTGCTGTGACCCAGCTACTTAACTTGGTGCCTGCATCTGCCGGTAAAGGAGCATAAGATGCCTATCAATGTTATTCTCGCAATCATCGAAGGTGTTGTGGAACAGGTGCCATCTGTTATTGCTGCTTTCAACACCTGGAAGTCAGCTGTCAACAGTGGCGCAGATCCGACTGCTGCTCAACTTGCTATGTATGAAGCTGCTGTTGATGCGGCTTATAAGAAGCTAGTTGCTCTGCAGAATGCTCAACCTGTTGCCGCAGTCACTGGCAATTAACAACTAAATAAAGAGTACTTACCACAGGGTATCTTTACGGAGGTACCCTGACATAAGTCCTCTAACGGAGTTAAAGAAATGGCCGTAGATATTGGCAGTCTTATTTCATCGCTGCTTGGTACCGGAACTACTACCACTAATGTGAACAGTCCTTTCTCTGGGCTGCTTAATCAGATCTCTCAGGAAGCATCTACGCGTGGTTCTGATCCGTTCGCTGCACTGGCACCGACGTTCAATGCTAACTCGCTATTAGCGTCTCAGGCATTTGCACCTCAGTTGTCCTATGCCCATCAAGCTGGTATCTATAATGACACCGCTACTAATCAGGCGGCCAACCAGCAAGCAGCTATTGTAGCCGGTCAGAATAATCAGGTCGCTGCTAACTATGGAACTGCGCAGGATCAGATTGCTGCTCAGGCTGCAGCCGCTGCTGCTAACAGTTCTCGTACTCAACAGCAATCTTCTACCGGCTTACTGGGTAACTTAGGATCTATACTGCCCATAGCTGGTGGTGCCTACGGTGGCTACAAGCTGTATAATGGCTGGAATGATCCTAGCACATCTGTTGGCAACATTGTTAATAAGTTAGGTATTGGTACTGGTCCTGCTCCTGTGCAGCCAATCAGTGCAGCTTCTCAAGCTATTACCAACTCTAATGCGGCTGTTAGCAGTGCTGCTGCTGGTAATGCAATGGATCAAGGCTTCGCAGGTCCTCAGACTTTCCAAGCTGGTGATACCATTCCTGATGGCTTAACTATTCAAGCACCAGTTACTGGTAGTGTTGTTCCTAATGCAGCTAACACTGGTTTCCAAGCATCTAGCGTTCCCTACGCTGGACAAGGTGCTATTACGCAGGATGCTCAGGCTGCTACCGCTGCTAATGCAACAGCCTCACAGACTTCTGGTACTGTGGATGTTGCTGGTCAAGTTGCTCCGGATGTTACTCAGGGAGTTGGTGCACAGGCTGCTCAAGAAAATCTCTCTGGCAACATTGATGGAATCACTTCCAATGTGGATCAAGCTACTTCTACAGCGGCTGATGCAGCTTCTAATACCGCTGATCAAATCAGTGGCTTGGCTACTGACGGTGTTGAAAATGTTGCTTCTGATGCAGCTGGCTCCGCTGTTGATACTGCATTAGATACTGCTGGTGATGCGCTGCCTGGTATTGGTAGCTTGTTCTCTCTTGGAAATGCTGGTAATGCTTTTGCCAATGGTGATATTGGTGGTGGCTTCCTCGGTCTTGCTGAAGCTATTCCTGTCGTCGGTCCTATCATTGGCGGGCTCGATAGCATCTTCTCTAATGCCTCGGTTATCTGCACCGCTATGAAAGACACTGGCTCAATGAGCAAGGAAATGTGGCTGCTTGGTACGAAGCACTTCTACGAGAATTATAGTGAGACTGCTATCAAGTCTTATCACAAGTGGGCTATGCCGATGGCAGATCATATCCGTAAGCATCCTACCAGCCTAGTGAGCAAGATATTCAGCAAGTTGTTCAATGCGCGCAGCCAGTATGTTTGCTCGCTGTATCGCCCTCGTAAGTACCGTAAGACCTTTAGTAACAAGGCCGCGTTCTACACTGTTGAAGTTATCACTTGGACTGTTGGTCTTGTGACTCTCCAGTGGCTTGGTCGTAAGGGTCCGTTGGCATACACTCGTAAGGAGATTTAATTATGGCTCCCGCAGATTCTCCTACTGGAAGTAATGACTCTTTAACATTTGATTATGCAGGGTCGCTGCAAAACGTCCTTGGTCAACTCGGAGCCAACAATAACTTCTTTGGCAATCCGCAACTCTATGATCGTAACCAGCCGCAGATTGATAGTCTGGTTGGTCAGATTAAAGGTGCGGCTGCGGGTATTGCTGCTAAGTCTGGTCAACTGGATCAAGACTCTAGCATCATCAAGAGTGTTACTCCTGGGATGCAGCAGGACAACCGAGACATTGGTGCTGCTCAAGCACAGATTACTCAGGACAAAGCTGCTGATGCTATTGAAGCGCACCGCCTGTTTACTGCTCAGGCACAAGCTGCACTGGGATCAGATCCCTCTAAAGGAATCATTGACGCGCTTAATATCGTAGGTGCCAAGAACCAAGTTGTTGCACAGGCTGGTCAGCAAGCTATTCAGGCTTCTCAGAACCTAGCTGATGCTACCAACACCTCTATCCAAGATGATCCGCTTGGCTTCTTGTACAATCAGATCATTGGAATTCCTGTTGCTCAGGAGCAGGCACAAGCTGCTGGCTCTGTGTTTAATGCTGCCTTGGCTGATAGGAATGCTTCCGCTCAAAGCATCATGGATACTGACAATGCGTTGCTTAAAGCGCAGACGATGGATACGTTGCTTGCTCAGCAAACGCTTAAAGACCAAGCTGCTCAGCAAGCATTGATTGATGTTAAGACGGCTAACCTGAAAGCTGCTGCTACTCTTATTGACAATACGAAAGTTGCAGCTTCGGTCACTGCTCAGTCTGCTGAAGCTCTTGCACATGTCGGTGCTACTGCTGCGGCGGGTGCTGGCATTCTTAACAGCCAAGCTAACATCTCCCTTGAACAGCAACGTGACGCAGCTATCAATGTGCAGGCTGCACTCACCCGACTTGGCTCTATAGCTGAAGTTGAAAAGACCATTGGCGTTCAGAAAACTCTTAATACCATTAACGCTAAGACTGGCTTGTCAATTCCTATGGATGTGTACCAGTCAGATCAAGCTGTTAAAGATGCAGCTTATACGATGGCCTCTGGAACTGGTACTCTCACGCAACGCTACAATGCAGCTATGAGGCTCACTCCCTATGCTACTGGGGCCGCGCTTGAGCAGATTAAGAATCTGCAGTCCACCTATTCCAAGGCTCGTATCATCGCTACTAACAAAGCGCGCTTAGCACAGATTACAGACCCCAATGCAATTGACGGAATGACTGAGGGTGCTATGCAGATGGAGGTTGCCAATGACGCTAATCGTCAGACGGTTAATCTCACTCAGAAGAATACTGCACAGATTCTCAACAACTCTGGTGCAGGTGTTGTTCTTGGCAATACCAGCTTCGGTAAGACTCTTGAGAGTGTTCGTCAAGAAAATCCTGGTCAAGCCATTAGTGCTCAGGCAGCTATTCAGATCGGTATCAACTCCTTTCTCAATGGCCCTCCCACTCAACTTGGTACTGGACTTCTTGGTACGCTGCATCAGTATCTTTCAACTAACCCAGTCACTGGTAATGTGCATTCTCCTGAGCAGATTGCTCAAGGTGCATCTGCCCCTGGCTCACTAAGAATTGCTTGGAACCAGTTGACTCAGGACTCTAAGAATCCACTGATGCAAGCTACTCTTGACTCGGCTTATAAGCAAGCTGTTGCTATCTCCACATATAACAGGGCGGCTCGCTTGCAGGCTATTCAGCAGAATGGAATGGATAAGGTAGGTATCAGCGATCAAGCTATTACTCCTGTGACCATCAATGGAGAGACTGTCAATCCTGAGAATCCTACTGAAGTGTTCCGTGCGATCATCAAATCTACTGGCATCTCTATCAACCAGTATCAAGGTGGCGGCCTGCTTAATAGCCTGTTCGGTGTTGGGTTGCCTCAGGATATTATGAACAAGTACAACTCTGATCTCACTGATGTCGGTGATAAGCTGCGTGAACGCGGCAAGTCTGTTCCCAACCAGAAGGATGAAACTGTTAAGGTTCCTACCTATCCTGGTAAGTATCAGCAATAAGAGGAAACAATCATGGCACTAGTTGACAATAAGACCAAGCAGCCTAATGATGTTGGCGCTTCTCTTGATATTGAAGATCTTCTGACTGGCGGCAAAGGTATCACCGATCCAGTCAGCATGGTATCTGACAAGGGACAGCAACCTCCTAATAATGCTGATGGCTCACAGCAGTCCTCTCTCATGGACTTCTCTGCTCAAGATGTAACTAGGATTTCTCCTTATGACTTTGTCACTAAGGCGGTTCCTCTTACTGCTTTGAGTATTGTCAACTCTTTTGCTAATACGCCGAAGGTGGTGTTTAATCTGTTCGGCGGCAATAGCAAGTACTATGATATGAACTCTTGGGATTGGGCGCTCTCTCAGGACACAGAAGATTTCTATCAGAAACACTCTGATGGAATTGAAGCTGCTGGTTTAATAACTGGTAGCATTCTCACTGATGGTGCTGTGGCGGCTGGTTATTCTAAGGGAATCTCTGCTGCTGCTAATCGCTACGCTGCTTATGAAGCTGGCGAGGTTACTGATACCGCATCTAAGTTGCTTGGAATGCTTCCCGGAGTTTCTAAGAAGAACCTTGTCAATGACATTATGGTCGGTATGCAAGGTGATACTTATGCGGCTGAAGCTGGTGAAGCTGCTGCATCTGCTCCTTATGGAGGTGCTGCTTTCTATCGAGATATGGCAGCAGAAAAATCTAAAGCTATTGGACTTGGAATTGCAGATGATGCACTTCTGAATCTTTCCATGTCTGTTGTTAGCAATGCGGCTTTAGCGGGTTCGCCGCTTCTGAGAGACTCAGATGCTTCGGATATTGCAGATAACATCTTCATGGGCACTCTGCTGGGTACTGCCTTCATGGGCACGCTTGATGGCTTCTTTACCAACGGCGCTATTAACAAGGCGCGCATGTATGCAGATAATGCTTCTAAGTGGGCTGAGCATGTTGCTGATCTAGGACAGGGAAACTTCTCTGCTGGTGATCGCATTGTTCCTGCTCTGCAAGCTATCGACACACTGTCAGATACCGTTGAGAATCCCATTAAGTACAATTGGCTGGAACGCTTCAAAGCAAAGCAATCTATCTCTGCTAATGAGAAGATTGCTATGGACGCTATTACTTCTATCACGGGTGATGCAGAAGTTTCATCTGGTGTGCTGGATGTTATTAAGCAGCAGATGGCTACTGCCAAAGCGGCAGGTGATCCTAACGCGCTTGATAGCGTGTATTCGTTCTGGGCAAACTTAAGTGGTGCCGGTCGATACACTGATGAAGTTGCAGCCACTGATACTAGCGATCTGATTTATCTCAATCGCTTCAAGAGTGATTCTCCTCATGTTAATGACATCTCTGCTTACTTTACTCCTAAAGCTGGAATGAAAGTAGATGAAGATGGCAACCTGCTTGAGGAACTCAAAGGTGTTGATACCTCAATGGCGTATCGTATGCCTGATCCTACTCAACCTCCTCAGATCGCTGCCGCTGGTATGCAGATTGGTAGCACCACTATTGCCAATGCTCAGCAGGCATTCGATGCTGGTTACGATGTGTTCATTAAATATAATGGACAGGCTCATGTTAATACCAAGAGTACACGCATCGTAGCAGCTCCGAGGCCGGGTGAGAACGATATTCTTCCTCAGTATCTTGAACGCATCTATCGTGATACTGGTGCTATTCCGGAAGGTTGGCAAGGAAAGTTCCGTAGTGCTCCGCAGTTCATTGATCGGGCTACTGGCGATGTTGCTTACGAAGTAACTCCAGTAGCTGGTGATTATGGCAAACCTATTCTCGGTAATGATGGCTTGTCTGCTGGTGAGAAGTCTTGGAACTTCGGTGTCGATGTTCCTATGGATGGACCTGATTCCTTTGTATCTAAGCTGCTTGGACTTGGTGGAGCAACTGCTGATAAGCTAGATGCAGTAGAACAGAATGCTCGCTATGTGTGGGCTAAGTTGCGCGGTATTCAACCGGGTGACTCTATTGCTTCTACTGATCTTCCCATGCTGGAGCAACTGTATCGTGAAGCATCTGAGTCTCCTTTGCCATTTAACTCGTGGGCAGAGAAGCTGAAAATCACCATTCGTAATGCGGATGATGAAGAAGGTACAGTACCTCTTGCAGAAATGTTCTACGATAAGAACTCCCTGCTTAATCACATTCGCTTCGAGAAAGAAGATGCGCTTGCTACGCTACATGCTTCTGGCAATTATAATGTAAATGAAATCAATCGCATCCTCAATCTTTCTAAGGATGGTTTAGGAGCAGGAACTCCTGAGAGCGTCATTGGTAATGTGGAAGATTCCATGCATCCCAGGCACTTGCAGGTGCAGTTCAAACTGGGAGACATTATGCAACAAGATGGTAATATTTTGCGCGGTATGCAGAATACGCAGTACCGTGTTAATACCATTGTTGCTCGCATGGATGATGCAGTTCGTGCTCTTGGTCCTATGACGGAAAACATCATTCCTAATCTAGAAGATCTGAAGATCACTAAGACCACTGCTGATGCTATTGTTGATGCTTCTGGTGCTGGCTTCTTGAAACAGTCTCAAGGTGCCTATGGATCTTTCCGGCAGGCCACTGAGTTCGTTGGTAAGAAGGTCAATGAAGCTATCACTAAGTGGAGTGAGTCTGTAGGTACTGCGTTGTCTCCGTCTGCTCGGCAGCTTAAGATGCCTGAGAATAAGATGGACTTCCAGAAGATGAGCAACTTCGTTACTGCTTCTCGTATGACTTCTGAGAAATGGAAGTGGCTTGATGATGCTATTGCCCAACAGCAATTCCCTAATCTCAAGCCCGGTCAGCGAGTAGTTGTTCTCAAGAACGCTCTGGAAACAGATGCTCAGTCTGGTGCGCCTTTGTGGAACTCCGACTATATTCCTCAGGGATTTGTCAAAGGTGCTATGGACGGTTCCACTTCCACTGTTAAAGGATTGCGTAACTTCTATGTCCTCGATCAGCATGGTGCAGAGTTCCTTAGCACTCATACCAAATATACTCAGATGATGGCGAAAGCTGAGAAGCTGATGTATGGTGCGCGCGGCCTTAACAGGGCGATTGATGACGACATTGTTTATATTCCGCCGATCAACACTAAAGAATATAATCACTTCTTCATTGCTCGCCCTAAGGCAGACTCTCTGTCAGGAACTCCCAACTATCATATCGTTACTGCTGATAGCGAGCACGCTCTGTGGGATAAGCGCATCCTGCTGGAGAATGACTATGACATCTACACTAAGGGAGAGTCAGTAGATTACCATAAAGCTATGGGTGATTATGATGCTGGCCGCTCTTTCTACCAAGCGCGTACTGATGCAGCTATGGCTCGTAAAGGTATCATCAATGATATTATTCCTGTCACTAATCCCGACAATCTAATTCGGCAGTTCTCTGACTTCCATGCTCAGATGGGCAGCAAGATGGTAAGAGACTCCGCTGAACTTGCTAACAGCCAACTGTTCGCTGAACTTGATGCTATGGGCAAGAAGTATACTGCGATGGCAAATAGTAAGTTTGGTGGCTCTATGATCGACAAGTTCCTCGATCGCTCTAAGGATGATCCTTATCAACAGTTCATGGATACCGCAGTTGATAAATCCTCTAAGGATAAGTATACGCTGTGGAACAATACCAACGAAGCTTTTGAAGCCACGTTCAATAGTGCGTTCAGAAAGGTCCACGATGCTATCTCTGAAGTTCGCATGGGTACTAAGGATGCGGCGGATGTAGGTGCTCAGATGGAGCGCGATGGTCTTGGTAATCCTTTTGCCGATGCTGTCAATGGAATGGCTCGCTTCGGCGTTGCTAATAAAATGCCACCTGCTCGTTACTTGAGTAACATCCTGCGCTTGAACAACGCTTTGTTAGGTGCGGCTGTTATTAAGTATGATCCGCTGCAACAGCTTCTCCATGCTCTCAGCACTCCCATTCTGGTAGCTACTGAAGGCTATCGAGTTTTGTCTGGCGGTGTCTACAAGGAACTCCTGCAGACTAATATCCCTGGCACTAATGCTCCTGTGTGGGCTATCAGCAAACCAGTGTACAAAGCTGTGAAGAACTTCCTCAATCAAGATCTTGTGAACCCAGATCATCTTGAAATGTATAAGCGAGTTCTGCAGAATCGCAATCTTGGTACTGAAGAAATGATGAGCCTCAAGGATCTTGCTATGCCTTACGGCGAGAAGATTGCTGAGTCTCGTTATGGTGAGTATGCTTCTAAGATTAAACAGTGGATTAGTAAGCCGTTCGATGTTACTGAGGCTTTCACTAACTTTGTCTCTGCTGATGTTGGGCGTCAAATCTTTGAAGCACAAGGCATGACCGGCAAAGAACTAGAGATGAATGTTACCTCATTTGTTAACAGGACGAAAGCTAACATCTTAACATCTCAGCGGCCGGTTGCTTTCCAAGGACCTGTCGGTCAGGCAGTAGGATTGTTCCAGACCTATTACTTCAACATGATGCAGAACATGTTCCGTATGGTGGAGAACTCTGAGACTAAGTCTCTTGGCCTGTTGCTTGGGTTACAAGGAACTCTCTTTGGTGTTCAGGGACTTCCTGGCATTAACTTCATCAACCGCTCAATAGCCTCTGGTGCAGATAATCCTGGCCATAAGGATTTGTATTCTCTCCTTCCTTCCTACATGGGTAAGGACATGAGCGACTGGCTTCTGTATGGCTCAGTATCTAATATACTCAACACCAACATCTATCAGCGTTCTGAACTCAATCCCAGAAACCTCTCTATCATCCCGCTTAATCCTGCTGATTGGCCAGCGGTTAGTGGTACGGCGCGCTTCTGGGGAAACATTGCTGACACATTCTCCAAGGTAAAGAATGGCGGAGATATTTACAACTCTCTCATGCAAGGTGTTGAACACAATGGTATCTCCCGTCCTCTTACTGGACTTGCGGAGTTTATCCAAGGTTACTCTACAACTAGCAAAGGCTCATTGATTGCGCTTAATCATCCCGCTGGTCAAAGCGAGATGTTTAACGCAGCTACGTTTGCTCGGTTAATGGGAGGGCGGCCACTTGATGAGGCTATCATTCTCAACGACATGTATCGGAGAAACCTGTATCAAGCTAAGGACCGTGCTAGGATGGAAGCATTGGGAGAAGCAGTAAAGTCGAAGATGATCTCTGGTCAAGAACTTTCCAAGGAAGAACTTCAAGACTATGCTGACCGCTATGCTGCACTAGGTGGGAACATTAAAAACTTTAACTCATCAATAATGCGCTGGCACAAGGATGCAACTCAATCTGTAGCTAATAAAGTATTCAAACATCTACAAGATCCAAAGGCTCAACAATCTATGAAAGTAATGGGAGGCCGACCATTGTATGACTACACGGCCAGCTCTCCCGATAATCTCAATCAGCCTCAACAGGCTGTAGCAGATACTTCCCCTCAACAAGCCTAAAGTTTCGGTGCCCCCAGGGAACTATCTCTGGGGGCATTCCATCTGCTGAGTAACTAACTTCCTTCTGTGCTAGTATTGATTTCCCGTCCGCACTCCACAGCATCCATTGCTTGTGGATTTTCTGTTGTTGCCCCATTTGATCCTCCTGTGTCAATGAACATTCCATAGTTAACAGAAAGCGTGTATCTGATTGCTTTATCTTGGATAATAGTTAGTCTCTTATCTTCGTGCTCCAGCTTCTCATATGTGCGTGGAGACATCCCAATCAAATTCGCCATCTCGTACTGAGTCACTTTCAGTACTGCTCTCAGTGCTTTCAGATCGTCCGATGTCAGTAGCGGGTAACGATTGTGCAGGTGTAGTATCGTCGTCTCGTGGTACTTCATTGCTCTCCTCTGCTTCTTCTCCAAAAGTTTCTGGGATTGCCGCAATTGTTCCAGTTCCTTCTTCGAGGCTGACATGTCCTTCCCTTTCAACAAGTTCAGCATTTACTAGCCGAGGATCAGCTAACCAAGGTTGATTTGGATTTACCCTCCTATTACGGAGTGCCGCCAAGAGGATATTACATAAGCTAGGAACGTCGTAATATCCATCAAGAGCAATATCCAGATGGCAACCAAGTATTCCGAGGCACTCCTCAAAGCTCTTGCCATTGGCGACCCACTTGGCAATATCAGCGTGCTCCGGCTTTTGCAGTTCTGTTCGCAACGCAACAAGTGAAGGCGGAGGTACTCGCTCCTCAATAAGGTGGTGCGTGTCTGCATAACCAAAGTCCTTTCCTTCTACTGTCATTATAATCCCTCCTGTTCTTCGGCAGTAAGAATACTGAAATCAACGAAGTCAATAGTCTTGCCGGGTGTGCGCTTCGGTAGATAACCTCTACCAGAAACGAATTGAATTTTCTCAGCCACCTGCAAACCTTGCAGCATGTCAGATAGCTGACCCATCTTCTCAAGATCATTGTGCACATGTTGCCAAATATCTTTCACTGATACTGGTGCATGTGCAGCCTTGAGAACATCCATTATCTTATTCGTAACATCTGAGTTCTTTCCTTTACCGAACTCACCTAGTGCTCTTGGCATATGATGTTCTGCGGCGGCTAACATGCTATTAGCATATAGAACTGTCCAGTCATCAATCTGCTTTGATCCTGCACTAGCAGCTACGATAAGCACCAGTTTAAGCAACTGAGTAAATCTGCGGTTGCTATAACTCTTGAAGCGAACATCATCAATCTCGACCCATCCATGATAGATGGCATCGAGTATCTTTAATGCTTCCTCAGACAGTGTAGCACACCCCAGATGACTAGCCCTAATAAGAGATAACTCATCTCTAAGTTTCCTTGTTGCTTCCTCAGGAGGCACAGGAGGAAAAGTATACTTTCTGTTACTTCTCTCTCCATGAATGAGGATCATTCTACTCAAGAAACCTTGGCCAATTATTTCCGGTGGGAAAGCCTTAGCAAAATTTTCAGGAGTATTTCCTCCGAGGATGTTGATAGTTGGCTGATATATTGCGACTGATTTAGAGTTCTTAAGTCTTTGTGTGAAAGGCCGGGAATCGTCATCCCAGTCCCAGAGGTTTCCAAGTGTTGTATAGAACTCCAAGTTTCCAGCGCCAGCGAACTCATTCCATTCGTCAGCAGCAATGAAACACTCTCTGGGTCCCGAAGCTGAATGATCGTTTTCTCCCCAGATATTTTGTGAAAGAACTTTGTCGTAGGTTTCTTTTGTTGAAGTTCCGTTTTCTGTATCATCTTCTGGTGCTCCTTCTAGGTCGAGTAGGAATTTTTCCTTCGTAGTTTTATCTGCTGCGAAGTCATCATATCCAGCTGCACTAAGAGTCTTTCTTGCTAACTTGACTGCTGTACTTTTCCTAGTACCAGCGTCGCCAATTAGCATCGTATAAAGATTAGGGAACACTCTAAAGTGCCCATGCTGGATATAAAAGTTTCTTCCTAAGGCAGCAGCTATGCAACTGATTGCAGCCCACCTATGGAAGATTCTGGGAGGCTCTGTCTCCCAAGTGTACTCCATGTATGTTTCAATAAAACTCATCACTCCATCCCCTTGAGGGAACTCCAATGAGTTCCTTCTCCTTTGAGTGCAGCGGGTACTAGAAGTGTTCTAGTAATACCAAAGGTATCTTTCACTTGAATGGGAATTTCCATTTCTTTCTTAACAGCGTATGCTAAGTCAGTTCTGCCAATGCGGTATTGGAATAAGATGGAATCGTGTATCTGTGCGTGGAGTCGGAAGTCTGTTGGATTGTTCATCCAAATGTTTTTGAATACACTCACGAAAGCACGGTTAAGAACCATCGCATTAAGTGACTGTGGGGGATGAGCAACATAGCGGTTGAGATCACGCTTATTATCAGCAGGCTTGCCAAAGCAATACCTAGTCCAGCCAGTGGGACCCACAAGCATATGGGTAGTCGAGATGTCGGTCTTGACTTTCTCATACCATGCACCTTTCACAGTGGAATAAGTTTCGGAAAATTTGGTAAGCAAGTATTCGCAAACCTTAAGGAGTGGCCAGTGCGATGGTAGCTTAAGTAGCTTCTTTGCACGGATGACGTTTTCAATGCCCATAGTATCGAGCATAACGCCAGCCCCCATATTGTAATTGGCTCCATGATTTGTTCTTTTCGCCAAGTCTCGAAGCGCCTTGTTAATGGTCTTATGTATCCATTTGCCTTCAACACATTTCGAGAGGACGATTTCCTCATAAGGTACACCAAAGAAAGCTGATGCATTAGTACCGTGGTAGTCTTTGGTAATGTCATCAACGGCTGCAATGAGTCTGATGTCTCCTGATAGATACGCAGTATCTCTTGCCTCTGCTTGTTCGAGGTCAGCTTCGCCGAAATAGAATCCTTCATCACAAACGAAGGCATCCTTAACCTGGACGTCATCTCTATCGCGAGGTATGTTCTGTATCTGTAAGCCGCACCAGAAGTGCGACTCCTTGCTTGCATTGCGACCTGTGTCCGTACCGTGTGGATTAAGTGCATAGTACCACCTATCATTCCATAGTTTATCAGCGTCGATATAAGTCGAACCAATCTTCTGCCATTCACGATAGTTTCTAATTGCTCTGATGATTCTCTTGTTAAGAGGATGGCGAGAAGCTGCCTTATCCATGCTTGTTTTATCGGAACTTTTCAAGTCTCCGCATCCCAGTACCTCTAGTAGCTTAACAGTCTGCTGACTGGAGCCGGGATTGAACAGCATGTTGTTAACCATCTTCTGGATATTCAGAAGTTCTTTGGTGAGGGAAGCTGTAAGATCTCCAGAGATCTTCTCCATTGCTTTTCTATCTGCTCTAATTCCGATTGCCTCAGCCAGCACGCATGGGAAAACAACAGGAAATTCCTGCTTGTAGTTTTCAATAGCATACGGTGGTAGCTCAGTAAGAAGTTGTAGAAGTGCCAATGCTGTCGCGAAGCAATCTTTGGCGTTATAGCGGTAGTAAGTAAGGAGATCATTTGTATCACTCTCATCCTTCCAATAGATCCAGCCCCGTAGTAAGTAGCCACCAATGAACCCTAGGTCCTTTGGCAACTCAGCAAACCAACAGTGCATTAAGTTGATGGTGTCGAAAGCATAGTTCCTAACTGGCATATTATATCTTAACAAATAAGCTATGTCGTACTTTCCGTTCTGGAAAACTTTAGCTGGCTCACTATCGAGTACATGTCTTGCAAATGAGAGATAGAGCATATCCGTGAAAGGTACAACGACTGTCCGCAGCGTAACTTCCTTAGTCGCACTGTTAATGTGAACCGCCGTAAACCCGATACAGTTGATGGTTCTATCTCCCTCACGGCCAGTCTCAATGTCACAAGCAATGTACGTTGCTGTGGCAAATAGTTCAGCAAGCGCGTGGTAGCGACCCGGCGTAAAGACTTCCCATTGGCGTTCAAAATCTGGAAGCTGTATAAAGTTTTCCGGATGTAGGAACTTCGATAGGTACCGGTCATAGCAATGTCTCCCATGTGCAACTGTGACTAACCAATCCAGTGGCGGAAGAATAAGAAACTCGATTCCAGCCTTGGTGATAATGGAGCCGGCATAGTCAGTATGAGAAAATCTCTTTCTTGTTTTCTTATCATCCCATCCCACTAGAGACTTAGCAACAGATGGGGAAGTGGTTGCTACCATCGTGCAACCTTTTTCTTTTGCAGTAAGAACTAATTCCATTGGCAGCGAAATGCGCTGATTATTCAAATAAACTTTAGCCTTCCCTTGGAGGAAAGGTTTCAGAATACGAAGATAGTTTTCTTCAAAAGGTTCAAAGTGGAATACGAAACTTTTCATTTACATAAACCCTTTAACAGCAATGCGGGCCACCAGCATTATCTGCCAGCAGCCCGCTGTTACTTACCGTAACCTATTACGCTACCGCAATCTTCTTAACCTGCGGATAGTTACGATCCTTCTTCTCATCGTAGATGCGCTTTTGCACAACAATGAGATTCAGGCCCTTAACACCAGCAAGGATCTCGCTGATCTTAGCAACACCAAGATGTGTACCAATCGGCTTCAGGAATTCCTTCAGGCGACCAGCACCATACTTGTTGTCAAGCATGAAGGCGTTAGACTGGATGTCACCAATCGTAGGTTCCTTCTCATCTTCCTTGAGGACTTCACCGAGTTCGAGAACTTCCACCAGCTTGAAGTCGATGTTGATAGCAGGGTGATCGTTGATCTCTTTGCTTTCAGCGGAAACAACTTCAATAAGATAGGAGCCAGTAGGGAATACTGCGAACCCAGGCAAATCTTCAATGTCGTCCAAGGAGGCATCGAGATCAATCGTCGAGAAATCTTCACTCATATCTTTTACTCCAGTTGTAGCTAGTAGCTAGTTGTGTTTGCGGGATTAAGGTTAGTCACCACATCACCCGACCGTCAGGCTTTCCTGTATCCTGTCAACTCTCCATAAATTAGTTAGGACGTTTAATGTCACTAACAGATTGTGCAGCAGCCTCCATTAGCTTCTTGTGCTGCGCTTGTTCTTTCTCCGCCATCTCCCTAATTCTCTGTCGGAAGGCACCAAGTTTTCCCAGAATATCACGAAGAATTTCTTCTGTCAAGGACTCATTTTGAATCCTAGTTTCCAGTGTGCGAAGGTATACAAGTTCCTCGCCCATCGTGGACACAACATTCAGGACAGCTTGCAAGAAGCCAGTCATCTGTTGTTGCCAAGTTCCTGACAAGTTGTTCAACGTAGCCGTGTTGATATGCTGCCAGAACTTATCAGGATCACTGTTGAGATTTTCTTCAGTGAACTGGAACGGCAGCTGGTCATATACTTTATTATTATCAGTCATGTCTGTTGCCCTTCTTCTGTTTGTTAATGTTAGTGTAAGGCTCTTTCGCATCGGTATACTTGTCGATAATAACCTTAGCCAAAGCATTCAACATGCCAGTCCAGTCACTATTAACTCTGTCACACGGAGGACGATCATCCCTGAAAGCTCCATGTATCTGTGCATCCCGTAGAACAATAAGGCAAGTAGCTGCCTTAATAATGTGAGGTAATCCACTATCAGGATCAATGTCCTCACCTTCCCACCATGCGAATAGGTGGCGAATAGCGGCATCAAAATAAACTGATGCAAGAACTCCAGCATCACGATAGTTATGCCTACCGTACTTCCGTGCTCCTTCAAGCATAGCAAGTCCAATCTCTCCGAGAGGAGGAAGTGGAACGGTGCTGAGGTAGAACTTGCCAATACCTACTGAGTCTTTAGGATTAGTAGGCTTTGAAAAGAGAGCATTGTTTTCGGAGTGCTTATAATCTTTCATCATTTCTTCCAGCCGATTAACTGGTGGAGTCTCTTTGAACTGATCTACTTTCTCCGACATTATTTAGATCCTTTCATTGCTGCTAGTCGTGCCTTAGCTGCATCAGTGGCAGAAGTCACAACAGGTTTAGCGACAACTTCTTTTACTGTAGTTGTCTCTACTTGTTTAGCTGCAATCTGTTCACCTTCAGAAAAGAATGCGGCTAACGAAGGATGTTCTTTATCATCTTCAATAGCAATATCTTTTCTGCTACCGGTGATGACAGAGGTCTGATAGGTAGTTGCGCTGCCGAACCTGTGGCTCTTATTCATCACGTGGCAATAAACCATATGATCAAAATACTTACCAGCGTTGCGGCTGAAAGAAGTCGTACCAATTTGAGGAACAAGTTTCTTACTGCCATCTTCCATCTCCGTTTCCGTGACATGCGCTACGCACACGACATTGTACTTGGCTTGTTGAATGTTGGTAAGGAACTTATTCATCAGCGTACCTTGTATCCGGTAGTGTTCCCACTCCGGCTTGTAAGTATCTTCCTTACCTTTCAGAATGAAGTTCATTGCAGAATCTGCAATCTGAGAGATATGGTCGAATACGACAATGGTGTTTTGCGGCAATGTGCTAAGACATACCGTTTCAAATCCTTCAGGATTGTTCTTCTTACAGTGCGAACAACTAACCTGTCCATGTAAGTTACATATAGAAAGTTCCGCCCCAGAAACAAGCTTGAGACATGTATCAAGCGCGATTGGGAAGTCCTTAGTGTCAGGAAGCACCAGTATATTGATGTTCTCTTGTGCATCTGCTGGTAACTTGAACAGAACTTCGTGTCCATTGTCTACCGAAATCCACAGTAATGGATGACCTTCCATCGCAAGTCTACTGACAAGTGTAGACTTACCAGTCTTTGGATCACCGTAGACGATAACATGACTTGCTTTCCTTTGTGCTAGAGATGTTAGTTTCATTTCATGGCTCCTGGTTCTGATGGTGAGCTTGATCTAGTTTAAATTCTTTAATGTAATTAGTAAGCTGGCGCTCTATGTATTTCTCGATAGTCATAATACTAGAGCCGTTCTTCTGGTTGATAAGCCTAACGCGATCACGCAGAAACGCCAGGTTCTCTTGAGAGAGATTAATCATTAACATTTCTTGTTATCCTTCTAGTTGCTTGAGTTGTTCATCAATAATATCTTCTAATGAAAAGTAGAAGTCATACTTATCTGCAGGCTCCTCACGCACTTCTGGCTCCGAACCTACCAACGATTCGTTACTCATTTCACATACACCAAAGAACGCGCAGTCTCTATTAAAGTCTCTGCAAGATTCCCCGTGCATAGGAAAGAAGTCATTGTCGTTATATAACTGAAGCATGGTTTTATCCATCATCAGATTCTTAATCCACTTGGCTCGGGAAGTTCTGGACTTGATGAACTGAAAAACTTCCCAGTCAAAGTCCTTAGTCTTATAGACTGGATAGAATACTGGATGGTCACTAACTACTGGCAGTCCCATTGCAGAAGCAACAACATCCAGCATCAAGGAATAACCTAGTCCTTGGCCAGAGTTCTTGTATTGTGCCTCACTAAGATTCCAGCTAGATGTGGTTTTGTTTTCGACAGCTACCAAGCGACCAGTCATCTTGTTCACTAGAACCAAGTCAACGAATCCTCGATAAGCATATCCATCCCCACAATCAATGCAGAAACCAAGTTCCACAGCAGGACGATTATTGAAATAAGCAAGTTCATGGTTAGCAAACACAGAAGTGCTATAAGGTACAAAGCGTTCGATAGCATGGAGCGCATGCCAGAAAGTTTTGTTAGCTTTGCTACGGTCTGCCGAATCTTCGTCAATGTCACTTTGCCACCTCATGAACATCTTGAATAAGGTATCCTTAACATCCCCATTAGTGAGGAAGAAGTTCTGCAGCCCTTCGCCAACAACATGCCCGAAGTCAAAGTGAGTATCTCCCCACCCATGACTGGAAGTTTGTAGCTTCTCAAGTTCAAACTTACGCGGGCAAGCATGTAGCGTACTGAGTGCGCTGTGACTTATCTGCTTGAGATTAGGATGCACTGTTGTCATAGTAGTTCCTCACAGTTGCGAGTAGTTGAGTAAATAGTTGCTTATCTTGTGTTGCTAATTCTAAACGATATAATGTCTTAATGAATTCATTTACCTTATTAATATCTTCAGGCATGTTATCTGCCCAATGAGTACCGCAGAGCCAACCTGCCAACAGACTGATACTTCCGGGAGATAGATTAGGTGCATTCCTAATCATCACCCAGAAGATAGCAGCACTTCTCATTTTATAGGTCAGCTAAGTCGAGGTCTTTTAACTTCTTACCAGCAGGTGTCTTACCACCTTTGGCAGAAGATGTAGCAATGACTACGTTTTTCTTTTTGGAAAGTCCTGCTACGATAACTCCTATCTGATCTTCAGTAAGGATATGAACAACATCTTCGTTACGATGAAGTTCGTGGTGTATGAAATGCAGGATAGATTCATACCCAGGCAATGACTGTTGTAATGCAGCCTGTAAGTCGTTGATGCGCTGAATGATTTGATCAGCAGCACCGAGAGCTACTGGTGCAGTTGTCTCTGATTGTTTAGTGGGTGGATAATCTACTTCAGTAGAAACTACTTCAGTTACCTTATCTTCAATGATAGCAGGTACATTAGTAGCTTCGCTAGTAGTTCCCAAAGAAGCTTGTTGCGCTGCGAGTGAGGCAGCAGCTTTAGCTTTCAATGCAGCTATATCAAGAGCCATGTTAGACACTCCAGCCAAGTTCGTTGCGACAATACTCAACAAGATCACGCAAGTTATTCGGCTTGAGAACCACACCTCTTGCTGACTGTGCATCACCGTTAGCAATAAGAAGCACCATAGTCCGCTTAATAGAAGGCTGAACAGTGATACGAACTGATCCTTTGTCCCCTTCGGGTAAGACTCTACCAGCTGCTCCGCTGCTAACTGTACTTGCTACATTCATCCTTGAGAATGTCATCTAATCCTCCTTCACTATTGGTTCTAGTCCGAGTGCTTGCTTTAATTGAAAAACCAAATGCTTCTTTTCTTTAATATAAATTATATCAAGATATAAGCGATCGTGTTCATTAAGCAGCTTGAATCCAAGGTCGAGCCACTTCTCTTTAATGACAGCTTTCTTAACACGCGCGACAAGAAAGGGTTCTACTTCTAGAACCACTTTCTGCCGTGCTTTAATCCTATCCCAGACTGGCTGGTATTTACGCATTTGGATCGTCGCTATCTACGAAGGTGAAGTTAAACCGCTTGCGGGCTTTCTTCTCACCAATATAATAAGTAGCTGTTTGCAGTTCCTCATTATATTCCATATGCAGACAACTCATTTCTTCTTGAGTTATCATTCCAGTCTTTACCATTTCGATTTCGTTGGATAAGATAGTACGATACAAACGTACGCGGAGGACCAATGCCTCCTTCTTAGTCATGTCAAAGACACGAACTTTCTTTCCTTCTACTAACATACCATCGTACATTAGTTGCTCGTTGGTTTTGAAAGAGGTGCTCATCAGTGGGAAAACCAATAGGCAACACGGTTCTTCCAGCCCTTGAGGAATTGTTCCTTGTCAGGATTGTGAAGGACGATGCGTTGATAATGGAGAACCCACTGTTCAAGAAAGAAGTTCCTGTTACCAGCACAATCGTGGAACAGGAACAATGCGAAATGTTCCCCACAGTTGATAGCGCAACTAAGCAGAGGACCCCGCATTTCATCCGCAACAATCGGGAGATTAAGAGGAGCAACGAACTCCTCATGATAAACAGCAAGAACGTCAGACTTGAAGTTCTGACGCTCCTGTTCATCTTCGATTAGTTCCGCTGCCTGTTCGTAATCTACCACAGGCTCGAAGTCTAGGTGATCACAATAACTGTTGAACGTCTTAGCAGTCATGCCGCCGTAAGTCCAACCACCATCACCGCCATCAGCATCCTTGGAAAGTTTCCAACCGCCTTCTTGGTCAGTGATAATTTGATCCATCAAAAGATCGAATTGATTTCCCATTAGAGTTCCTTTCAGTTGTGCTGTCGTTAGTTTCTTCTTGTTTTCAGATCACTCGAAATCTTTGTGAGTAATTGCAAATGATCTGAAAATAAAAAGAAACGCTACTGGTAGCAGGGGGATACTACCAGTAGCGCACTTAACCTGTAGTTGGGAGGGGGAACTACAGGTTGTTCAGCAGATCAGCCTCGTCCTTGCTCAGGAACTCGGTGATCTTATTATCGAGGAACTCGTAGCAATCAGCGAACTCCTCAAGCCGCTCGGTGTGAGTAGCATACAGAGCCAACTGTTCCTTCAAGTAACCAAGAACCTTCTTGTTGGTCTTGACCGGTTGCAGCTTCTTCAAGAACAAGGTAACAGCATTGCTGACGTTCTCGATAGCCTTGCCAGTAACTTCCGGCATGATAGCCAGATAGTCCTTGCCAAACTCTTCCCAGAGTTCCTTAGCAATACCACCACCACGACGTTCCGCAGGCGGTTGGTTAGCAAGGAAGCCAAGAGTAATCTTGCTGAAGTCCAGTTCCTCAGTGGAGTTAGCAGGCTTGACTTCATCATCAGTCTGAATACGAGCTGCCTTGTACAGTTCGACAGCAATAATATCCAGAACGAACTCACGAACTTTCTCATCTTCCTTCATACCCTTGAGCAAACCCTCAACGGTAGGAACAGGAAGTTGAATCTTGAAAGTCGGACGCTTAATAACAGGGTTGCCCAACTCATCAATAGGATTGCCCTTCTCATCCTTGCTAGTGCCCTTGGGCAGCTTAAAGGAAACGGTGAATTCCTGATTACGAGTAAGAGCAACAATGTTATCTTCGTTGTGCTGCGCATTAGCTTCGTTGGTATTAGACATCTTACTTATCTCCAAGTTAGTTATCTGTCACTGGTAACGGGAAGGATTCCCGCTTTCAATGTACAGGGATGATACCCCATGACGGGTAGGAAGTCAACACATATTTTTTCATAGTTTCTCAGGAGCAGAAACTATCTCGCTACTAAGTTGCCCAGCTTCTTGTAAGAACTTAATGAACTTAGCGATAGATTGGGCACTTACTCTGTATTGAGGAAACTGCTGGTGTATCTCTGCTCCTATTGCAGCTGCCCCAACTCCTGACAGATGTCTCTTCTTGATTAGGGACTTAAACTTATTCAAGATGTGCCAAGTTGGATTAGCATGTTTATAGATGTTGTCATCTTCTAATGTAGCTTGTCCAAATGGTATCTTGGTAGCACCATGCTTAGCAAGGAAGTCCTCAGAAGTTTTGCAATCAGAACACATCGTGATACCTCCTTAGGAAGCTAGCTCATTAAGCCAAGTAGTTCATACTTCTCACAAATCTTCTTAAGCCGATAGATTTGCTTAGGAGTGCACATGCCCATCTTGTCGTAGTAAGACCTGATGCTTTCTATGAAAGAAGCATCCTCTGGAGCCATTTCAGGATAGTGTTCTGCTGCTTCATCAAAGACAAGTGCCAGAGGATTCTCTGCTATCCACTCATCCATAAGTTCCTTAAGTTCCTTGTAGCTTTCACCTTCGTTCTTACCATAAGCCATTTTAAGTTCTCCTTTGTAAGCTGTTCAGTTATTTCCGGGCCGCTTTTATAGCAGCAAGTTTAGCTTTAGCTGCGGCGATTAACTTATCACGATCCGCAGATAGAGTGTTAGCAGAAGCAGTAGCAGGGCCACTATCAGTTGGCGTTGCAGTGACGTCATTCGTTGCTGCCTGTGATATTCCTGGAACTGATTGAGTTGTTTTGACTGAGACATTCTCCTTTATCTCCTCGGGTGAATAGGTTACTGAATGATTGCGGCCATCATTAGCCATTGGTGAAAATGTAGGCACGTAAGTTTTCCCTCCTTTAATAGCAGCTTCTTCATTAGAGAAGCCGAAACCTGTTTGCTTATCTAGCTTACCTTTGAACTCCTCAGCTTTCTCAGCTATGGTGTTACCTTTGATCTGTTGAGAACGAATTCCCTTAGCAAAGGTTTCAGGTTCGCAGATAATGTGCAGATGTTTCCGGGCTCTAGTAACTGCGGTATATAGCAGTTCACGCTGGTTCATAGTTGCATGAGAATGGTGCATAACAAAGAACACTCGTTCCCATTCAGAACCTTGTGCTTTATGCACGGTAATAGCGTAGCCGCCTAGTAGTGCATTAACTTCTGACGCAGCTTCTAATGTTATGAAGTCATCAGTAGCAGCTAATTGAAGTGTGATACAATGTGATGCAGCTTGAACTCTATCTTCCACATCCGCAGTAGATGCAGTTTCTAAGAACTTCTCAATTGCATCAAGATCCATTTCACCATCTGCTTCAGCTAGTTTAATCTCAGCTTCAGTGAGTTCCTTTTGCAGGTGACCCCATCTGTCTAGATTAACTGACGCAGCTTGTGGCAGCTTACCAAGATAAGAGCCATTACGATGGATAGATGTTATGAACGCATCTTCCTTATCATAAAGAACTCTATCACCAACTGCTAGATAGTGCATGTTAAAGCCTGCTATCACTTCATGGACTATTGCATTCCTGCGTAAGCCAAGATGATTAGCAATGCCTTTGTTAAGTTCCACAGTTCCAAGGCTTTTATTAAATGGACAGAGAATGATGTCATCATTAGGATTATAGTATCCTTGATCTGCCCAAGCATTGAACTGTTTGATTGTGGTATTAAGAGCGAACTCAGGTGAGAGTTTCTTCTGCCACGGCTGGAACTTTAATGAGCCAATGTCATTAGAGGTTTCCATCTTCATGAGTGAAGGAACTCTGATACGTTGTTTGCCTTCTGGTGTTTTGTAGTTCTCAGTCTTAGGATGGAAGTCATTAGCGTTACCGCCTAGTATCTTCCAAGCTAGTGAGATGATTGGTGAGCCAAGTGCTTGACGATATACTTCTGTTAATTCAATAACAGGAAGTTGTATCATCTTGAAGCCTAAGATAGCTGCTCCGAAGATTGGCTTTAGTTGCTGAATATCACCAAGGAAAACTTCTTGATGAGGATGCGGCATTGCATCTTGCAGCAAGCGATAAAGATCAACAGAGATCATACTAGACTCTTCAAAAAGAGTTAGTTCCAGTTCTGCTGGTAATGGATTAGCTGCTCCCCTAGTAGGTTCAAAGCGCATAGTCTTTTTGAAACCACCATTCTTTTCATCAGGAACTTCATAGAACATGGGAGCATATTCTAGTAGCTTGTGAATGGTGAGAGTATTAGCTTTGAGTTCATCTACTACTGCATGGCGGATATTGTTAACCGCTTTGCGAGTATAAGATAAGATGACTGCTCCAGGAGTACCGTGCTTCAGATGCTTGGTAGCAAATGAGAGTTTCGGTAATCTGTTAGTAGCTAGAAGCGTCTTAGTCGTTTGGCGGACACTGGTAGTTTTACCTGTGCCTGCTGCTCCAATAAGAACGGTATCTTTACCTGCTACTACTGAATCGTGAAATTCTTGTTGTCTGGCATTAAGGCTAATGTCATCTCTTGCAACACCAAGCTTACTGTGGTGAGTTGCTTCGGGTCCAGTAGTTGTCTGTTCTTTTGCAGGGAGAACAGTAGTTGACAAATCTCCAACAAGCTCAATAGCCATTTCTCTTGATTCTGGATCACTTTTAGTAAAGAGGCTATCTGGTGTTCCTGCGACTGAGATGTCATTTGGTTGTTCCTTTTCTATCATTGCTTCCATTGCATCTACATTAGCTTGTTCATGTGCGGCTAGTGTAGTTCTTGCCTTTGCAAGTAGTGCTTTGAAATGTTCGGGTGTCATTTAAGGTGCTCCTTATCCTTATAGTTTAAGAGGCGTATCTTATTGAAGTTATCTAGTGGAACTTCTCTGCCATCGGTTGTTTTAACTGCCATTATCAAGCAATAGCGACGATTGATAGTAGAGTTCTCACGAAACTGAATAAGATACCAACGATCTAGTTTCAGGAAGTCAGCTGGCCATAGAGTAACTTCATAAAATTTATCCTCATAAAGAAGTGCTGGAGGATATGTGAATTGAAGTTGTTCTCGGATGGTTTCGCCTCTAGCTATTCGCATGAAGCAAGTAGATAGACATTCTTTCTCGATGGTTGTTAGCTTAAAAACGTGTCGAAGAATAGCATCTTCTCTCACATCAGGAACTTTAGGCATTTAAAATCTCCTGGATGATTTGGTTTTCATCATCAATAACTTCTGCAGCTACTTCTTCTTCGCTAGTTAATGAGAATGCCAATTGCTTATTGGCTTCCTCTTTAGCAGCGAGTTCCTCTTGGTTCTGTTTCTTCCAGAGGAAATAAGCAGCCTTTGCTTTCAGATAGCTAGGAAGATTAGGATAATCTTTCTGCTTTGGTTCCTGTCGGGGTGCGGATGAGATAGTAATTGCCTTGTTCTTAGTTTCGATTTCATCTTCCACAAACTTGAAGGAATCTTTCTCAGCAGCTAAGAAGTCAATAGCTGTGCCATCTTCATTAGTGATTGCACCAATACCGAAAGCTATTCCTTTCTGGTTCTTCTCTGCTAAGAAACGCACTCTTGATAGAACTGCATAAGCGAACTTATGTTGTTCCAGTGCGTCTAAGTTATGCTCGAAGTGAGTTAGCATCCTGCGTAACTGGATAGTATCAGCAGTTAATACGTCGAAGCCTTCGAGAAGAAATAACTTAGTCCAGGTTTCTCTTAGCATCATTGGTACTGCTGCTGCTTCCATTGCCCACTTAGCAATAACTCGATAATCGCTTTTGCTCTTAGTGGCATGAGTAAGAACTTTCTCAACGGCATCTTGTTTAGCACGCAGTTTGCGAGCCTGATAGTTAGCTGCTGATCCTCTCTCGAACTCAGCTTTAGCTTCTTCCCAGCAATCTAGCCACACTTTCACATTAGTTAGATCAGAGTTCTCTTTAGTGATTTTGAAGTATGGAACTTGCAATTGTGGGTTTCTTACATCTGTATACCAAGCAACCCACTTAAAGAGTCGTTCCATATAGTTCTGTACTATTCCATCTGCTGGTAATGCAGGATGCTTGAAGTGAATTAGATATTCACCTTTGCTATCTTTCATTGATGCTAGTAGTGCGACAAATAGCAGCTTACGTTCTGTGACATCTAAATTACCTGCTGCCCACTGAGGAAGTTGATGTAAGAGAATTTCATTAGGAAGATCGAAGATAGGATGCACTCCTATTAAAGAGTGTCTCTTACCAAAGTTCCCAAATTCTCTTACTTCAAATACTACGCCAGAGTATTTGCAATTGATCTTCATGGTTCTAGTTCCTTTATTGGGAGTTCTAAGGTTCTACAGACTGCTAGTTGCTAACAGCCTTTCCACATAGTCATGTGCTTCTACATAAACAGTGAAGATACGCAGAAGTTCTTTTTCACAAGTAACTTCATAGATGCAGTCAATGGAATTCCAATTGATAGCATACTTTCCGATCTGATAGATGATAGGCATTTAAGAGTTCCTTTTCATTCAAGAGACTATCTCTAAAAAGAGACTTTCTTTAGCTGCTAGTAGCTAGATAATTCTCCAGCAACTTCAAGAATTTTACTCAATAGATTTTCAAATGTCAAGTGAAATCGTTACGAAAGTTTCTTATAAGAGATAAAGAAAGGTTACTAACTTCCTGTAGCCACGATCCCTCTTGTATTCACTTTATTCACTAAAATCATGAAATTCATCTTTTCACGTATTCAGTGAGGCTAAACGGCCCCTTTTTCGACCCGACTACTTTTTTTACCCAACTACTCTTGTTTCTTCTTGTTAGTAAGGTAGCTTATCCACGGTATATTTAACCCTATCTTTAATTTTAAAAAATAAGAGATATATAAATAGTTAGTAATAGGTATGAAACTGAAGTAGTTAGGTAACAGAAAAAGAAGGGGCCGAAAAGGGCACTATTTTCCCCTCTGAATACGTGATTTCGTGAAATTCGTGATTATATTGAACAGATGAACACTAGAGGGATCATGCTTGTCTCTGCTTGATAAAGACCAGGCTAACAGTCGGAAATTAAGAAAGGTTAACAGTCTAGTTACTAGTCGATTAATAGATAGTTCCTTTTCTTTGAGGAACTTTCTCGTCTTTG